GACTGGCTAGACCTAACTTGTCTACAGTACCTGTCCCCATTTGCCAAAGAAATCGACCAGCAACAGTGCCTTTCAATTCCATTAAGTATTTTTTCAATCTTTCATTTTCTTCTTGTGTAAAACCAACATTCAACTGCTTGTTCGCTGATGTGATTACACGATTCACTGTGTCTTCAAACTCTTCTGTAGGGCTATTAATATCTGCTTCGTTCATACGACGAGCATAAGTTCTTTTATAAGTAATGTACCCAACGGTACTAAACGGTGTCTTGTGTTCCATGTATTATCTAACTTCCTTCTCTAGTTTATCGGCATTCTCCTCGATGCGGTCGGAGAACTGTTCTACAATGTCTTCGCTAGTGATGTTTAATAGCTCCAACAAGGTTATCTCATCAAGCTCTATAAGTCGCTCTTTAATCTCGTGCAGTAATAACGGCATCTTTTTCTTTCTTGATGAGGTATTCTAAGTAGTGCTTGGCTTTTTCTAAGTCTTCCACACCATTCTTATATTTATAGCGTAACAAGTATTTTAACACATTTCCAGAATAATAGCACAGCTCCCATTCGTCAATGATTTCCCACGGTTGAATTGCTCGTTTGTAATGGTCTCCAGCTATTTGACGAGACATAACATCACCTGCGTCTTCACTACCTTCAGCATAGGCTTTATAGACCTTCTTAGTGTTCTCAGCCCATGCTTCGTAAGTATCTCCTAGGTTAGGCATCGCTACTGGTGATGAATACATATTATGGTTTCCGCTCATCAAGCAACCCCTTTGATTTTAATACCTTTTTTAACCGCTGTAGTCCCTTGACTCCACGAACCGCAATCACGGCATTGATACCTCTGGTATGTTCCTGTTGTTGCCAAAGAGAATCCACGCTTCTGTATCTTCGACGAAGCACAGCTTGGGCATACATGATTGTCCGTATTAAGATTGTGATTTGGAAGCGATTTAATCCAAGGAAGAAGCTTATAGTAAAGCTTCTCCAATAAGATGACATCCTGGATGTTGTACTTTTCCATACGACTCCAAGCTGCGTTATCTTTGTCCATACACTTAAGCCAGAGTTCAAATCCTTCATGTTCTACTTTCTTTCCTAATCCTAGTTGCTGTGAGACATAATCTAGTTTGTTAGAAGTAAACCTAAAGTTGCTCCTAACAGTACGCAGTAAGTCAATCTTCTTAGAAGGAGATGGTGGATTAAGATTATGTAAGAGAAATTCCTTGTTGAGAATAGGTAGGTCGAACTTATTGCCATTATAAGTAACAAGACCGTCTGCTTGGTCGATAAGTCCATGTATACCTTTCAGCATCTTCTTACGAGATGATTTATGGATTGAGTCAAACACAACTTCTTTATCACCGAGCCACTTGGCACAGTAACAAAGAACTTGCGATGAATCTATCATTTGATTGATGCCGATGTTCTGGTCGAATAAACCCCACACATAGGCGGAGTTTGGACTTGTTTCAATGTCAAGCAATAAGATTCTCATTTAACTTTCTTCTCCCATTGATAGACAAACCAAGGACCTACAACTTCTAGGGCATCAACGACTTTCTGAAACTGTTCTAAGTCTTCCTGTCCCCAGGTCTTTTCTTTAATGTCTTTCTTTAGTGCCTTTGCTGTACCAATAAGACGAGCTGCAACAATCTCATCACAAAAGTCATTGTCAACATCTATTTTAACTTCATTCATAATTTACCCCGCCATCATGTCAAATAATACTTCAGCATCAATCACCGCTAACGGTGCTCTGCCATTCTGTTTAATAATCACGATTGGTTCGTACTTACCGTGGGACTTTGCTTGGTCGTAGTAGTTGTAAACCGCTACCTTAGCTAAAGACTTGCATTCAAACACTGCTGGTATTTCTTCCTTAGCTGCTTGAGACATCACGACATCTTCACCGTGAGAACCCATTGGACAGCTTCTAAGGTCAAGCTCTGTTAACTGTGGATACCTTTCTAACAGTTGCTTTACGACCCATTTTTGTAAGTTTCGTCCTTTCGACTTTGCTGATTGTGTCTTCACGAGCTAGTACCTTTCTATTCTTAATCCATGCTTTCGGAATGTGCATTCTTGCGTTGGTTTGGTCAACAGACCAGGTAGATGCTAAACAGACTGCTTCATCTGTTTCGTCAACTAAATAACCCACAGTGATGCAATGGTGTATCTCTGCTTTTGTCTTAGATTCCCAACCGACATCAGCAACAGCATCAATCCACGACACCTGAATTATCTTTGGGGAGGCTGCCATACATCTCCTTCTTTCCGCTGTAGGTACAGCAATTGTCCGTTCTCTAACACTCTCACAGTGTCTCCATCGTAGGCTTTTAGCACTGCATCGTACAGTTCTTCAACAGTTGTGCAGTCTTTGAGTAGCTTAGTCCCTTTAGCAGGACCAATACCCTTTAAACCTTCAATGTTGTCGACTCTGTCGCCAGTAAGAATTTGTAGGTAGAAGCTGTGCCAACCAGCGAATTCAGAGACATAATACTTCTCTTTCTTTCGATAGTTGTAATGATGCCCTCGGAACTGATTAAGGTCTTTGTCGATGTGTACCATGATTGATTCATGCTCATCGAGAGCGTAAGCAGCAATACCGACAGCATCGTCAGCTTCTATACCTTCGGTGACTACAAACTCCCAGTCGTTCACTAAGTGATTTCTGAGAGCTTGCAGGTGTACAGGTTTTTCTGTTGGTCGAGTTCCTTTATATGGAGCTGTGACTGCGATGTCGTTGCGGAAGTTACCCTTTCCAGTAAGGAATCCCTTATAGTCATCACACTCTAAATCCATGCAAAGCTCTACCACTGTTGCTTCTAACCTAGACACCGCTAACGCTTCGTCTACATCGTTGCTAGAAAAGCCAACGGCATAGCACAAAGAGTCAGCGTCGATTAAAGCAGTTATCACAGAATATCGTCATCCATGTCGGCTGTTGCTACACCTTCAGGATTGTATTCCTTTAGGTCAGTAATAACAATCTTCATCAATGATGGGCTGATACCCTTCTTGTTCATGAACTTCCACTCATAAGCAGAAACCATTGCTGTTGCTTTAGAGTTGTTAGCCACGATTGCAGTGATGTGGTTACCTGAAGAGTCTTGTGGACGAATAGGGTTCACAGACTTGCAAGTGATGTAGTTACCTTGCTCAGGCTTCTTAGGGTTGTTGTTGACAGCGATGCCCATTGCTTCCAATGCTGCTACTGCGTCATCAGATAGGTTGCAAAGGTCTACTTGGTATTTTTGACTAAGGTCATTAATCTTGTCAAAGTATGCCCAGAAGATATCGGCTTTTAGTTTAACTGGTGTACTCATTTATTACTCCTTTAAAAATGTTGCTGTTACTGATTATAGTGGGTTGTCAAGCTTTGTCAAACATTTGTGTTTCATCATGTGAAATAGTTAGTGAACCTTTCGTGGCACACCTTCTTCGTATTCATCAAGACCTTCTAGTGTACCGTCTTCTAAGTCTTGGACACAGTCGATAAGCAATTGAAAGGACTCGTCTAAACTCATTGATGTCTCAATAGAATAGGTGTTGTCGGTAAAGGCACGAAGAACCACCATGCCGTATAGATTCTCGTCAGGGTCTTTATTGTCTGGCATCAATGAGTATCTCTCCATGTTGTTCCAATCTGATATGCCCCATCTAGAGGACAACGAAGATTGAAGTTTAGTCCTGCTTGCTTAATTGCTTCTTTACCTAATTGCCCGACTTTCTCAGCGTCGGCTTCTCGGCATTCTATCTGAAATTCGTCGTGAACATTTGCCTTAAACTCGTGCCATATCTTCTGTCTCGTTAGTTCTTTCTTAAAGACAACAAGAGCTTCTTTCATGATGATAGCACCCGCACTTTGCAATAGCGTGTTGAGCGACGAGTGCTCGGAACGCACGAGTAGCTTGCGTCCGTCCAAACCTGGAAGCCACCCTTTTGTAGAGTAGATACGAGTAATCTTGTCACGAAGCTTTCGTAGCTTCGGGGTGTTGCGTAGAAACAGATTAATGAGGTGTTGTCCTTTGGTCGATGAACCACCAACAATCGCCCCGATTTTTGAAGCCCCTGCTCCGTAACAGAAGGCATAAAAAAATGTTTTAGCCTTATTTCTTTTCGCTTCATGCCCCTCATTGGTTTTATCTCTCTTAGTCCCTGGAGGGAAACCGCCAAGTGCGATAGTGTTCGTCCAGTGAATATCACCTTGAATAATTTCATTTGTATACGCATCGTCTCCAATATAGTGAGCCAACATCCTTAACTCCAATCCTGAAGCATCAATGCCAACTAATCTATTGCCTTTCTCTACTATCCATAGGTTTCTACACTCAGGTCCATAGACAGCACCGCTGTTAGGAATCTGTGCCATGTTAGGACTCATGTGCGTCATACGACCAGTCACTGCACCGTTGGTGATGACACGACCATGAACCCTGCCGTCTGATTTAACTGCTTCTAGCCACGATTCTATCTGTCCTATCCGCTTTTGTAGCATCAAGTATTCTGCTATGGCTTTCGCTTCTGGGATGTCGATGCCTTCGAGCGTGGTTTCGTCGACGATGACACTGCCTTTTTCGGTGTGCTTCTGGGGTTTCCAGCCTTTTTCTTGGAGACGCTCTGCGATTTGCTGACGACTGCCTGGGTTGAAGGGTGTGACGATGTCGTTGAGCTTTCTTCCGTTTTTAGCGACTCGATTGGACTCGACCTTCGCAGGAAATATGCTTTGTAACGCAACTGTGTGAGCTTCCAACTTAGCCTTAAGACTGCATAGAAGTTCCATAGCTCCTCTTTCATCGAGCTTAAAGCCGTTTCGTTCTTGTTCCGCAATGATGATTGCGACTTGGTGTTCGAGTTCGATACTCTTTTTCGAGTAATCATTTTCCATCTCCTTCGTTAAGTGTTGATAAAGTTTAGCTGTTACTAAGGTGTCCTGAATACAATACTGCAACATCTCATCTGTTAAGCCGTTGTCAAAGTCTTTGAAGTCTCCTTTAGGAAACCCTAGTCTTTGTCCCCAAGCAGCAAGGCTGTGTCCATCTTCGAGTGATGGGTTATACAGCCTAGACAACACAAGCGTGTCAAAGACCTGTGACTTCTTTGCCTGTATTTTCCATATTTTCTTTAATACAGGGAAATCGAAGAAGATTCCGTTGTGTGCGATGATTTTCTCGACTGAGTCTAGGTATTGCTGTAAGTTGTTTGGCTGTGTGAATGTGGACACAATGTCGGTGTCTAAGTCACGACAAACCACACACCATATCTTATCATGTGCAGAGTTGGTTTCGATGTCTAAGATGATACGCATTAGATGAGTGTAACCAAGTCTGTTAACTTAATCAAGTATAACTTTGATGTCATGTCATCGCCACCACGAACAGACCGTGGTTTCTGCTTTGCAATGTACTTACGCAGTGTGCTCACTTTGATAAGAAAAGATAAGACAATGTCGTCGCCCATAGCAAGATTGTGAAGCCAGTAATCAGCGTCAGTAGTAACAATTCCAGAGGGCTTATTTCTGGACTCGTATTCAATGACAATGTTACCTGTCGTCTTCCACTTGTCTTTCTCTGTTTTGACCTCAATCTTACTTTGTCCGAGAATCTCTGCAACTTTGTGTTCAAACACTTTCCCATAAGCTAAGTCCAAATCAAATCGTTTATCATTATTCATAAGCATAGTTTAACTAAGCCTCCTAGATACATTAACACAGCAACTGCTTCGACAACAAACAAAGCATAGTCTTTCTGTTGCACACCAGACCAAGCCCACAGACCGCTACCGACCAAACCAAACCACAGGTTCAATGGGTAAATGTTCAGACTGGTTAATGCTATACCAATCAGACATAAGCCTGTGCCTGTCCATTTCATGCGGTTTTACACATATATTTATCTAAAAACTCAACAATTCCATTACTATGATAGTGTTTATCGGGTCTTTTACCATAATAATACATACCCCATTGTCCAGTAGTGTAAAAATATTGATACTGTTTGCCGTTGTTGGGATGATACACTCTAAACATTTTAGCCGTGTCTTGAAACACAAAAGCTATACCACGTTCATTTAGGACATCAGCAACATACTCCGCAGTTTCGTTTGTTTGTTTACGAAGTTTTGCTGTTCCGTCTTTTTTCTTGCCAGCGTAATACCATTCTGTTTGTGGAACAGGTGTTTTTGACTGAATTGAATTAGACACAATATTCTCCATATTATTTCTTCTTAACTGCTTTCTTAATCTTTAAG